GGTCAAGAATCTGTAAGTTATTCTTTAGTTGGACTTGGAACTACTGGAGGAACATATCAACAAGAAAATAATTTTGGTAGAATTATAAAGAAAAATGATTTAGCAGTATTTGCACCTGAATTTGAAAAATCATCATTTTTTGAAAATGAAATTGTACAAGTTACTGGTAAAAATGTTTCGGGAACAGTGGCAGAGAATGGTTGGGATCCATTATCTCAAACATTAAAAGTATTTGATGTTACTGGTGATTTTTCAAAAGAAGATTTTATTGTAGGTACAATAAGTGATAATAAAGGAACTGTAACTAATCAATTTAAGTTTGATTTTGATTTAGATGTTAATGCCACTGCTAACATTATTAATAGTTGGAAAACTGATGTAGGAAAATTAAATTTAGACATACAAAGATTGCATGATAATGATTATTATCAAAGATTCTCATATTCAATTAAGGGTGCAGTTCCTTTTGACACTTGGAAAGATTCAGTTAATAGTTTAGATCATGTTGCAGGATTTAAAAACTTTTGTAATTTAGGAATTAGTTCAGTAGGTGTACAAAATCTAAAAGCTGATGGTGAAGTTGGTTTAGAAGTTGATATTGATCAAGAAGCTTCTGTTCATGAAAAATTTTATTATGATTTGGTTAGTGAAGATACAGAAGATCCAAATTTATCAAAGTTAGTTGTATTTAAATCTAAGATAATAACTGACTATAATGAATCTAGAACTAACAAAGTTCTTTTAATAGATGACATAAGTTCACAATTTACAGGAATAGTGACTACCACAGGTGGTGGAGTTATTGGAACAACTAGTTTTAATGTTTTTGCAGATGGAAATTCATTATTCCATAGAGGTTTCAATCCATCCTCTGGAATATCAACTGATACACATCAACTAACAATACCAAAACATAATTTTAATACAGGTGAAAGATTAATATATAAACCCCAATCTGGTCAATCCCCAATTGGAATTGCACTGACATCTGATGTAAATACTGGTGTTGCTGCAACAACTTTATTACCTTCAGAAATTTTCGCAATTAAAATTGATGCTGACATTATACAAGTTTCAATTGCTGCAAGTTTTGCAAGTGCTGGTATTGCAGTTTCATTTACAAGTATAACTGGCATAGGAACTAATCATACTTTATCGGTTCCATCTGATGATGCTACAATTAGAGCATTAATTAGTATTGATAATATGATTCAAAGTCCAATTGGTGTTTCAACAGTCGTTTCTGTTGGATTATCAACTGAGGTTGGTATATCAACTGATAAAATATTTTTAAATAATGTTTCTGAAATTGCAGGTAAATCTTTACTCAGAATAGAAGATGAGATTATAAAAGTAAATTTAGTTGGTGTTGGATCAACCAATTCTTTAAGTATTGTTAGAGGTCAGATGGGAACAGTTGCTGCAGCACATACTGTTGGTGCAGCAGTTACCGTTGTTAAAGGTGACTATAGAATTAATGAAGGTAAATTATATTTTTCTGAAGCTCCTTTTGGCCCAACAGGAAGCACTGGTATAACTACTTTCTCTACTTTCAATGGTCGAGCATATTATAGATTAAATTATGATACTAACAAAATTATAGATGATATATCTGATAGATTTGATGGAACTACAGACAAATTTAATTTAACAACCAGTGGTGTTCAGTTAACTGGTGTTAATACTAGTTTTGGGGCAGTTTTAATTAACAATATATTCCAAAGACCATTTTATGGTGATGTTGGAGATATCAATCAATCAGATTATCAAATTGTTGGAACAGGTCAGACTATAGACTTTACAGGAACAGCATCAAATAAAGATTTGCCTAGAGGTGGAATTATAAATGAATTTGATGTTGGAATTGGAAGTGGATACCAAGTTCCAAGAAGAGCATTATTTAATGCTGTGGTGTCAGCAGCTGGAACCATACAATCGGTTGGTATTGTAACTGGAGGTGCTGGATATATATCTAACCCATTAGTGTCTGTTACTTCAGCAATCGGAAGCGGTGCAGAAATTTCTGCTTCCGTAACTGCAGGTGTAGTTACTTCTGTTTCTATTACTAATCCTGGTAGTGGTTACACATCATCTGGAATTTCTACTAGTTTGAACTTTGTAACTGCTCCTCTACCAAGTCCATACACAAATATACCTTTAGATGGTGGAAATGGTTCTGGTGCTAAGATTGATGTTGTTGTAGGAACTGGAGGAAGCATTTTATCATTTGATATGGCAGATCGTGGAATAGGTTATGAAATAGGTGATAATTTACAATTAACTACTTTACCATTCCAAGTTGGAATAGGGACTAGTGCTTTCAATATAACTGTAAAAAACAAGTTCCAAGATAAATTTGCAGGATGGTGTTTTGGACAACTATTAGAATTAGACGATTTTAGTGCACAATTTAACGGATTTAGAAAATCTTTCTTAATAACAAGAACAGTTACAAATAAAGAGTACTATAGTATAGTTGCACAAAAAGGTTCAGGAATAATTTTACAAAATAATTTACTGATATTCATAAATGATATTTTACAGAAACCAGGCAAAGATTATGAATTTAATGGGGGAACAAGAATAGCATTTAAAGAGGCACCAAAAGCAAGTAGTAAATTTAAAATGTATTTTTACACTGGTTCTGCTGAAGATTTTGTTGAAGTTGATGTTGATGAGAGTGTAAAACCAGGTGATGAATTAAAATTACAATATGCAGACAATATTTCAGAACAAGATAATAGAATAGTTTATGAATTAATCGCAGCAGATACAGTTGAAACAACAACTTATGCTGGAGTTGGAATATCGACAGATAGTGATTTTAATAGACCAACAATGTGGAGAAAGCAAACTAATGATATGTTTATTGATGGTGTGAAAATATCAAAAGAAAGAAATTACTTAGAACCACAAATACAACCAACAACAGGCATCATAAAGTCAATAACTCCAGCTGACACTAAGATTTACGTTAAGGATAGTTGGTTATTCCAAAAAGTTGATAATCTTGGTCAAACTAGAAATAACATAAACATTGTTGGTTTAGGAACAACTGCATCTGTTGAAACATTAGAAGGAGTTACATATGCAGGAGATTATGGAATTGTGGTTGGAATAGGAACGAGTGCAGTTGGTATTAATACTACTGGGCCCGCACTATTCTTTGAAATCAAACCAGATCCTACAATATATTCAGCAAGTCCTAGTGGGAATCAAATAGAAAGGTCAGGAATTACTACTGGTGATTATTTTGTAATTAAAAACACATTTATTGGTAATGGAATTACAGGAATAAGAACCACATCCTCAGGCCCAGAAACGGTTGGAGTTGGTAATAGTTTCCTTGATAATGTATATTTTGCTGAACATCACATATCTGTAGGATCATCAATAACTAGAGTTTTTGCAAATGTTTCCTCGATTTCGGGAATAAATACAGTAGGTTTTGGAACAGATCGATTTAAATTTGGAACTTACAGTTGGGGGTCAATTAGTGGATCCAGAAGCAACAATTCTAAATCATTTACTTTTCATAATCAAAATGGAGTGGTTGGAATCGAAACCTCTGCTCAAATAGTAAGAACTTTACCCATGAGAACACTTTATACATAAGAGGTATAAATAATCAAAAAATGTAAGTATCAATGCCAGCAATAATCACTGACCAATATCG